AAATCTCTACTCAAGGAATTAGTCAATGGCAAGTAAAAATCTGACATTTGATCCAAATGCAGGAGTTCCATATGCTGCTAATCTAGCACTTTATACAGGGGCAGATTTTAAGGCTACATTTAATGTGGTTGATACTTCTGACGTTGCTTTTGATTTCCAAGGATTGACAACAACTTCAGTTTGGACTGGATCTTCTCAAATGCAAAAGAGTGCAGGTATTGGTGCTACTACCACACCTTCAGGAACCTTTAATGTAGGATTCACAAGTGCTGGTGGTGGTATATTTGAAATATCAATGGGTTCTACTGCTACCAGAGATTTATCGGAAGGTAGATACGAATACAATGTTTTAGTAAGTTCTGGAGCAACAATCTATAATATAGTAAACGGAAATATATTAGTTCATGCTGGAATTGCTTCCGCACCCTAAATATTGTAGAGGTAGAGTATAAATGTCACAACCAGCAAGTAGATCTGAATTTAAAGCTTATTGTCTAAGGCAATTGGGTGCTCCCGTGCTAGAGATTAATATTGCCGATGAACAGTGTGATGATAGGATTGATGATGCCATTCAGTATTTTCATGAAAGACATTTTGATGGTGTAGTTAGAACATATCTGAAGTATCAAATAACTCAAGCTGATATTGATAGAGGAAGAGCCTCTGTATTGACTGGAAAGAAAAGGACAGGAATAACAACAGAAACTGCAACAGCAAATATTGCAGGAACAGATACGGAATTTGATTGGTATGAAAATAGCAATTATATACAAGTTCCACCATCGGTAATTGGAGTAGAAAAGATATTCCGTTTTGGTGGTAGTAATGCGATATCAAATAATATGTTTAGTATTAAATATCAATTGTTCTTGAATGATATTGCATTTAATCTTGGGTATAATGGTCTTTTAAGTTATGCTATGACGCAGACATATCTATCTGATATTGATTATTTGTTAACGACCAGAAAACAAATTAGATTTAATCAAAGGCAGGATAGACTCTATCTTGACATTGATTGGTCTGCATGTGAGGTTGATGAGTTTATTGTTCTTGAATGCTTTAGACTTATGAATCCAGATGATTATACCAGAGTATGGAATGATTCATTCTTAAAAAGATATGCTACTGCTCTTCTTAAAAGACAATGGGGTCAAAATTTACTTAAGTTTCAAGGTGTTAAATTACCTGGTGGAATTGAATTAAACGGAAGACAAATTTATGATGATGCAGAAAAAGATCTAGAAATTATTAGAGAGCAAATGTCTAATACTTATGAACTTCCACCTCTGGACATGGTAGGATAATGTTATGCTCAACCCATTTTTTCAACAGGGATCCTCATCAGAACAAAATTTAGTTCAAGATTTAATCAACGAACAGTTGAGAATGTATGGTGTCGAGGTGCATTATCTTCCTCGCAAATACATGAATGAGAAGACAGTAATAAGAGAAGTAGTACAATCTATATTTGATGATTCATATCCACTAGAAGCATATGTGGATAATTTTGATGGATACGCAGAGAATCCAACATTACTTTCAAAGTTTGGTATTGAGCAAACTAATGAAGTAACTCTTGTTATTTCTAGAGAAAGATGGGAAACATATATTCAACCATTACTTAAAAACGAATCTAATGTAAAGTTAACTACCCGACCTAAAGAGGGTGATTTAGTTTATTTTCCACTAGGTGATCGTTTATTTGAAATTAAATATGTTGAGCACGAAAAACCTTTCTATCAGTTAAGAAAGAATTATGTCTATACTCTGAAATGTGAACTCTTCCGTTACGAAGATGAAATTATTGATACTGGTGTTGCTGAGATTGATGATACTCTGATTGGTGATAATGCAGATGGAACTTCTGAAGATGGTCTATCAACACTACTAGGATCTTCACAAACTCTTACACTAGTAGGATCAGGAGCAACTGCTTCTGCTGTTATTGGATTTAATACTGAAGGATCTATTAGGTTAATCACTTTAAGTAACAGAGGTGGTGGATATACTGCTGTTCCAACCATAGGAGTAAGTTCTGCTCCTGTAGGAGGAGTAACAGGTATTCTTACTGCTACGATGATTAGTGGTATTAATGTATGTAATTTAAATATTAGTGATAATCAGAAATCTGTTCAATCAGTAGTTATTACAAATCCAGGTGCTGGATATACTCTTGCACCCACACTTCAGATAACTGGTGGAGGAGGTTCAGGTGCTGCTGGAACAGTCTTTATAGGTGATGGGGCAGTTGGTATAGTAACACTTACTGATGCAGGTTCTGGATACACTACAGCACCTACTGTAACTATTACTGCACCTGTTGGAGCAGGAAATACACGGGCAACTGCTGAAGCAGTCGTAAGTTCTGCTGGAACCATTACTGCTATTAATATTACTAATGCTGGTGCTGGATATACTTCTAGTCCTACGATTACAATTGGTGATCCTTCACTCGATAATAGTGGTAACTTCAAGTTTAATGAAATCGTTACAGGATCTATTACAGGTGTGAAGGGTAGAGTAAGAACTTGGAGTGCTACTACAAATGTTCTAGAGGTGGCAAACGTATCTGGAATGTTTAGTATTGGAGAGAATATAACTGGTAGCACTTCTGGTGCTGTTCATGCACTTAGAGTTGTGAGTGAAGATCCTCCAGAGGACGGATTTGCTGATAATGTTAATATAGAATCTGCTGCAGATGATATTTTAGACTTCAGCGAACAGAACCCATTCGGTATTCCCTAAATATAAGATACTAGGACTATAACAATGTTTGAATATTTTTATAACGAAATTTTGAGGAGAACCATTATCTCTTTTGGTACTCTGTTTAATAGCATTTCCATCAAACAAAGTGGTGGAGAGACGGATGCTAGTATAATCAGGGTTCCTTTAGCATATGGACCTACTCAGAAGTTTTTGGCAAGATTGACACAATCACCAGATCTTAATAAAGCAACATCCTTATCTTTGCCAAGGATGTCTTTTGAGTTTACTGGTTTGACTTATGATCCATCTAGAAAGGTTACTACTACTCAAAAAATTGTAGTTCAAAATCCTAATTCAGATAGTCCTGATGAGAAGAAAGTTTTTATGCCTGTCCCATATAATATGCAATTTGAACTTGCTATTATGTGTAAGTTAAATGATGATGCACTACAAATTACAGAACAAATATTACCTTACTTCCAACCTGCTTATAATTTATCTGTTAACTTAGTAGGTTCTATTAATGAGAAAAGAGATGTTCCAGTTATATTAGAAAATATTACTATGCAAGATGATTATGAAGGGGATTTTGAATCAAGAAGAGTTCTTCTTTATACATTAAGATTTACTGCTAAGACATATCTATTCGGTCCTGTATCCGATGCTTCCAAGGATATCATTACCAAGTCTACACTCAATTATCTTACTGGTACAGATACATCCAATGCACAACGCAATCTTACATACTCTGTTGTTCCAAGGGCAATTCAGAACTATGATGGAACTGTTCTCACTAACTTAGCAACAGATATAACTAAGACTCAAACTGTATTTGAGGTTGAGGATGGAAGCACTATTACAGCATCCTCTGGTTCTACAAGTGTCTACATTGATGTTGGTGGAGAGGAACTCTATGTTAAGGCTGTAGATGGTAATAAGATTACTGTTAAGAGAGGGCAAGACGGAACTACAAAACTTGCACATATTAGAGGAACATCTGTTAAGTCCATTACATCTGCTGATAATGCATTAGTAGAGGAAGGAGATGACTTTGGATTTAGTGGAACTTCTACTTGGAATGGATAATGAAAAACAACTTAGATGATGCTTTTAACATAACACCTTCGGAAGTAAGTGATACTCCAGAAGGAGGTTGTACTACTAGGAAGGATCAACTTACTAATGTGACTAACGTTGGTATAACAAGACCTGATAGACTTACTAAAGATGATATAACAAAAGACTATGAGTATACTCGTGGCAATCTTTATAGCATCATAGAAAAGGGTCAGGAAGCAATTAATGGTATTCTTGAACTAGCACAGGATAGTGAGATGCCAAGGGCATATGAGGTCGCAGGACAGTTAATTAAAAGTGTCTCTGATGCAACTGATAAGTTGATGGATCTTCAGAAGAAACTAAAAGATGTAGAGGAAGAGACAACTCAGAAAGGACCGAATACAGTCAATAATGCATTATTTGTTGGTTCTACAGCAGAACTTGCTAAGCTATTAAAGAATGGAGTAAAGGAACAGGATAAATAAAAAAAGGAGAGAAATCCTGAAGTATTAACATACTCATAAAATGCCGAAAGACGAATTGCCGTCGTTGGATGATTTTACGGAGAA